ATGAATCTATTAGGAGCAACTTGGAGTGTTCCAAAGTCACTTTCATAGACATCAATAGATGTAACTAATCTTCTGTCTTCTGCTTGGTCAAATCTTGTTGAACCGCCTGTAAAGCCAGATAGTTTTTGTTTGTTGAAAGCTCCAACCATAATCATGTTTGGATTTCCACCTTCATCAAAGCAACTTCTTAGAACACCTTTTAATTGGTCTTCTGTGAAAGCTCTTTGAGTTCCATCTGTTCTTGCAGCACCGCCACCAGAACCAGAACCACCAGAACCAGCATCTACGTTAGATGAAATCCATGTTTGAACTCCACCTAGTTTTCTTGCAGTTGTGGCATTTCCAGCAGTACCAGCTACGTTAGATAAAAGAGCAGTTTCCATATCTCTTTTTAGTTCTTTCGCAGATTTTGCTACTTGGTAAGCTAACTCATTATTTCTTCCAGCAGATGTTACAGCATCATTTGTTGCAGATACTTGCACAGCTTTTGTAGAAATCTGAGTGTGGTTAGTTAGTTTAGTTGTTGCTGATAATGTTGGGTATGAGATTGTTGCACCTTCTACCGCAGCATTTGCAGCTACATCAGCCAATGAGTCTGTTTGCCATTGGTGAGATGTGTTAGTTGCTGATGTTTTAGCAACCCCTGACATAAATGGAGTTTCTGTCGGAGCTATTGAATAAATAATATCCGCTAGATCCTCTCTTATGCCGACTGTTTGGTATGTTTGAAATACAGCCATTTTCGTCTCCTTTTTAGGTTAGTTGTTATAAATAACCTTTCAGAAGATCAACAGCATCTTTTGTGTTGCCTGACTTCTTCAAGGTTCTAATTTGAGCCAACCTTGACTTACTATCTTTTTCATCTTTTGTACTTTTAACACCTGGCTTAACAACTTTAGATGGTTTGACAATTTTTTTTGCAAAATTAGTTTTCACTGGTCTTGCAGTATTTAAAAACTTCATTCCATCCATGACCACATCAAACATTCTGCTATCATAAATACCAGAAATCTCTTGATCTGAAAAACCTCTTTGTACAAGATAGTTTCTCATGTTTGTTTTAACTGTAGCTCCTTTTAAAGGATCAGCAATTTCAGGATGCTTAATCGCAACCTTTCTTTGCTCCTCAGTTAATATTTTCTGAAACTCTTGTTCTTGATGTCTTTTTAGTTTCTGTTGAGATTGCTGTAAGCTTTCTCTCCTTCTTCTAATTTTTCTTTCAAGCTTTGCAGCTTCAGTTGGGTCTTCATCATAGAGTTTATCCAACTCTTTTGAGTTTAGTTCGCTGTTGAGTTCAGCATTAAGAGTAGCCGTAAGATTATTTAGATCATCCATCTTAGTTGAATACTCATTTTTCAAACGATCACTTTCAGATTGCAACTGTCTTTTTTCAATCGCAATTTCTTCAGTTTTTCGTCTATAGTCGGCATCTTTTTGATAACCTGCTTTTAATTCCTCAAGGTCAACTTCAATCTTTTCACCATTTACAATAATTTGGTGTAGATCAGTTTCTTGTTCCTCTACAGCATTTGAATCTTCTGATGCTTCTTCTTGCACTGGAGCTTCCTGTTCAGGTTGAGCTTCAGGTTGTTGTTGAACCGCTTGATTATCTTCAGCTTTCGCTTCTGGTTCTTGTTGTTCAACTGGTGCTTCTTCTTTTTGAGGTTTAGAAATTACTCCTTTAGAGTCTAATAAACCTTCAATATGTTTAGCAGCACCTTGTACCGAACTTTTGTTCAGTAACGGATTTGTTTCTGACATATAGTCTCCTATGGTTAAGCTCCCTTAATGGGTTGGCTTATTCTAATCTTTTGACTAGAATTATTTTTCTTGTTGATTTTGGAAATCAGCTAGTTGTTTTTCTGCTAATTTTCCTGTTTCAAGAATTTCTTTAAAATGCTGTTCTACTTTTCCTAGAACTTGGTAAGCTAACCATAATTTTTCTCTAGCTTCACCATCTTTTGCTCCAGTTTGTTCAAACAAAGCATTTGAATAAATTTTTTTAAGCTCCTGTATAGAATCTTGAAAAAGTTTATTCTGTAATATCTGTTTCGCCTGAGATGCTCTGCTCAATTCTTGGCTTCTCTTGGCTTTGTCCTTCTGATCCATCTATACCTTGTATCTGCTTACCTAACATATTAGCAGATTTTTGTGCTTCTTCAAGTATCTTACTGTTACTTGACACAATCATCTTATCTAATTCAGCATCTGCTTTTAATTTTGTTGTATCTAGCTGTGTATTGTACTTTAAAGTCATTTCTTTAATCTTAGCTTCAAAGTCTAAAAGCATTTCTTGTTGTTTTTGTTGTAGTTCTTTGTACTCTAATTCTAAATCAGCAATTTTTCTCTTGTTCTCAGCATCAATTCTAGTCATTTCTATTTTCTCAATAGGTGGAATTGGCGGTGGTGGTGGTGGAGTTACATATTGTTTACCTAAATCAGGGTTAATGAAGTAACTATCCACTGTTTTGAGTCCTGCATTCTCTACAATTTTAGATAATGTGTTGTAAATGTTTTTTAAGCTTACCATTGGAAACTCTCTTTGTCCTTGTAAGTTAAAAGCTTGTAACTGTTTATCTAAAATATTATTTAAAATTACAATTTGTTGTTCTTTAGTACCTGTGCCAAGACCTACTTGTATAGTAACATTAAATCTATTCTTCCATTCTGTAGGCATTACTGGAACATATTGATTATTAAGTTGTATAATTTTTTCTCTATCTTGATATTTAACTGAAAGTTCAAACATCTTTCTAAATAAATCTTTAACACCAGTCTCAGCAAATATTCTTGCAATCAATTCTGCTCTCATTTGAGTTTGATTCATTATTGCAGAGATACCTGTAGCTGTTTTATTTAACGAATCAGAATCTAAACCTTGATTGTATTTTGTAACACCTGTTCTTACTTCTCTAACTGTATCTAAGTATTCTAATAATGGAAAAGCTTGTTGTGAAATCGGTTGAGCTTGTATAGGTTGCATCACTTGATTAGGTGCTTGTTTAGTTCTAACTACACCACCAGGTCTTGATGTAAGTAAATCATCCATATTTACCATTCCATCCATAACAGCAACTCTGTTGTTATTAGTTAAATACATATTATCTAATAACTGTCTCATCACAGTTGATTTCATTAATTGAATATCCTCAACTAATTCTGAAACTGATCTGCCATAAAATCTGTGCGGCATAGGAATTGGTGTAACAGAAACAAACGGAATATGATCGCATGGCATATTTTCTAAAATAAATTCTGAAGTATCACCAACAGATAAAATTTTTCTAAGTTCTGCAATCCCATCACCATCTGCATCATAACGAACATAGTTTTCATAAACTGTTACAGTTTGTGTAGATTGATTATCAGATGTGTTAAATGGAAAGTCCTCTATGTTTTGGTATCTTGCTAATCTTTCTGTATTTAATGTTGATGCGTCTGAAGTTGGAAGACTATCTACATCCTCTTTATCGTAACCCATGCTGATTAATTCTGATCTAGTCATTTGAACTCTATGTGCAACAAAGTTTGCATCTTCAAGTTTAATAGCAGTACGATCAATTAAAAATTCTTCTGGTGGAACAGACTCAACTTTTATTTTACCTTCAGTAAGAGTTCTTTTAATTTTACAATCATGTAGTTTTGGTTCTGGTAAATTTATATCTATACCTTGTTGTTCCATTTGAGCTTCAAACTGTTCAGCAGCTTGTTCAGCTAAAGTATCTGGCTTTTCTGTATGATCTATAATTTCTACATTTTCATCAGAAGTTAAATCTTCATAATCTTTGTCTGTTAAATTTTTGTAAGTTTCATATTCCACTTTTTGCGTTTCATCATAGAATACTTTTAAGATTCCATTTTTTTCTAATAACGCATCTTTGAAAAAATTATATAATAATTGGAAACCATCATTTTCTTTATAAAAAATATGATTTAAATATGCTGTAGCTTGATCGGCTAAAGGTGCATCTTCTGCTTTGACTGGTTCACATACTACAACTTTATCTGATGCAGTAAAAACTCTTAAAAGATTTGGAAGTAAACTTTCAATGGTATCAGCAACATCTGTACTAACAACTTGTGACCTTCCATCAATCTCATTGCCAAGCTTATCACCTTGATAATATTCTAATGATTTTTCTCTTTCAGAAGATAATGTTCCTCCTAAAAAACCTAATGAATTATGTATGTGAGATTGTATTGTATTTTTTAATTCTAAATCTTCTAGTCTTTCAATTTTTTTTGCCATAACTAAACTATATAACTTGTATCAACATGGACTGGTTCTTTCCAGTTTGTCTTTTGTCCCCCAATAAATGTGCAGCCATATCTAAATGCGTCTGCTGGATGTGATGCAAAATTGTGTGTTGGTCTGTTTTTGAAACACTGATTTTTTTCATCCCATTTTTTTGAGTAAGCTTTTAATGCTTCAACACCCATTGATGTATTTTGTTTGTCAAAGTAACAATTAGGTAAAGCTTTTCTTACTGCTTCAATTCCATCTTCAATAGAAAGTTTTGGTGCAATATCAAATGATATACCTAATTCCAAAGCGATTTCCAACCTTGATTTTCCAAAAGCTCCTAATTCCCTAACTTTTATATCATGCGGAGCTATATGTCTATAATATTTATAAGGTTTACTGTCCAGCAAGTCTGCATAAAAATCTAATCCTTCACCTGAGTTTTCTTCATAATCAATGACTCTGATTTGATCTCCATGTCTTTGAACAAACCAAATAGCTGTAGAATCTTTTAAACCTAAATCCCACCAAGTTTCTGTATCTAGGTTTTCATCATAAGGCACAGATGTCATTCTTTTTGCGACCTCAAGTTTTTCTATAATAGCACCATAATAAGAACCTGTAATAGCAGCTTGAAACGAACATTCAAACTCCTGGTTATATAGATCATCTGACATAGTATTTTGTGCAGATTGTAATTCTTCTTTGTCTAGGATTTCTGTTTGAGATGCTTTGAAAACCCCTGTCCACCAACCTTTTTGTTGCACAGCATCTTTATGAAGTTTGTAAAAATAATTCTGACCTTTGGGTGTACCTATAAATACACACCATCCTTTCCTGTCGGCTAATGCTGGTCGGATAATTTCTGGAAATAATGTTGGACTAATATTCTGCGTTTCATCCATGACACACCCATCTAAAAAGATACCCCTCAATGCTTGATCGTTCTCAGCACCTAAGATTGTTATTCTTGACCCATTAGGAAAATCACACCTTAGTTCTGATTCATTGAATTTAACAAACGGAATATTCTTGGCAAAATTTTTAATATAATCCCATGCTGTACTTTTACCCTGCTTAAATGTTGGTGAGATAAAAGCATATCTTGGATTCGGCTGCGTATTAGTTAAAGCATCCCTTATCATGTGGTTGATACACATTACAGTTTTGCCAGACCTCCTATGTGCCACAATTACGTTGAAACGGCTTTTAGGAATTTGTGTGTGCAAAAATTTTTGAAGCTTTCTTGGTGAATATGGAATTACGATTTCTGACATTTTAAATAAAACCCCTACCTAGTGAATAGTGTCATTCTCAGGAAAAGGCAAGTTTTCTATGTTGAGTTCTTTACCAATATATTTGGAGAAGTCTTTAGCATCCTCATAGTCTTCAAAACCTTCAAAGTGAACAGAAACAGTATTAGTCATTTCTGAAACAAGTATCACTGCATATATTTTTGGCTTTTCCATAGTCGGTTTCCTCATCTATTTATATATACCTCCTAATAACGTAAGACAACCTGCGTAAAATTTTTAGCGGTGGGGTTGCATTTAAAACCCCCAGCTTTAATTATTGCCATACAATTACAACGACTACTGATAGTCATAATTTATAAGAACAATATACAAGTTGCATAATACATTTTAGGGTTTATCTGCCTACAACTAGCAATTTATTTTAATTCTTATAGGTTGTGCGGACAACTTTGTGCGAACAGGTTGGCAGTCCAACAACAATAAATGTTGTATTACTTTACTTAATTAATAATTACTGAGACTTTTCCCACTTCACAACTAGAGGTGTTTCTGCGTTAAAACTGTGTTTAACTTGCTGTTTGTTGGAGTATTTGGGTAGTAAATGGGTCGCTTTCCACTTGGTTAAAGCGACTGCTTCTTTAACTAAATGACTGATAGCAAGGTCGCCTTTGCCATTAATCTTGAAGTCTGCTATTGCACTTTCAAGCTGAGAAGTAGCTTCACTTAATAGATAATCAACTCCGTCTTGTTTGGCTTGTTCATATTCTTGTCTCACTTTGGGCTTTTTGTGTAAAAGCTTTCTAAATCCCTCCCATGACAGTGATCTAGCTTCTAGTGCCTTTTTTATGCCTTTTCCAAGAGCTAATTCAGCAAATAAGCTTTCTAATACTTCTGATGTGAACTTTACTTTATTACTCATAAATATGTTATTGACTAGGTATTGACAAGATAGTCATAATTTGTTATAAAATACCTATGTTGAATATATACAAAAAACCAACAAAAGAAAGGGTAAAAGATGACTAAAAAAACAATAAAAGAATGGGTACTTGAAGAAGTAAAAGATGAAACATTACACCTTGAAGAAGTTGTAAAATATGGTTGTGTCAATGGTTCTGTATCATCATTAATTTATTACAGTGACACTGTAAAATTCTATGATGAATTCAAGGATGAAATATGGGAAATGCTTGATGAAGAAAGCGCTCAAACAGGTTTTTCAATTCCTTTTAACATGAGTAATTGGAATGGCTGCAAAAATATTACATCAGAAGACACTTTTAAAAATGCTCTTGCTTGGTATGCTGTTGAGGAAACTTGTAGAAAGCTATTAGATGAAAAGGAACAAAAGGAGGTTGCTTAATGCTTAAAGCTTTTTATTTTGCTCTTTGTTATGTACTAGCAATGTTTGGGTTGCTAGTCATGACACAAATTAACCTTTGGCTAGGTTTATCAATGTTCTTTCTATTCGTTGTTAAATTTATGCTACAATTACCAACTTATGAGGGGGAAAAATGAAA